CGGGTACTGCTGCGTGTTGTTGAACAGCCGCATCGAGCGCATGGTGATGAGGTCATCGGGCAGGGCGTAGTCTTCGGTGTAGATGCGCCACTTGAAGCCTGTAACGCCTGTCGGCAAACCCGTTGCTATAACCCCGTGCGTTTCGAGGTCGAACGGGTGCACGAGCGTCATCTTCCACTTGTCGACCGCGCTATCGAACCAGATGGTGCGTATCTGGTTGCGCACAATGTGCGTGCTCGTGGTGATCTCAATCACCCGTCCATCCCACGACCTGTCCGTCTTCCACGTCGTGGTGTAGTCGCCGTCGGTGTCCGCATCAGCCGTCGTCTTCGTGTACGTCGTTACGAACGTCCACGGGTCTACAGCTGCAGTAGTAAGGGTGTTGTTTCCCAACGGCTCGATGGTGTCCCTATCCGAAGCAGACTTCACGTCGGGCTCGGTCGTAGCCCGCAGGGTGTCCTCAAAGAACAGGTACGGAGCCTCACGCGCAATCTGGTTGTACGCGCGATTGATGAAGCCCGTGATGCGCTTCGTCGCTTCGGGCGACTGCTCGGGTGACCAATCCGCTTGCGCGAACATCGCGTCTCGGATCTCGGCCAAGTTCATAGCTACCCCCGACAGTCGATGAACGCCAGTCCTGTAGCACCCGCTCCGATGTTCTGCACGGCGAGCGCGACGACGCAGGCGGGCGCAGTGTTGCCTGCCGCAAACTTGATGATCGAACCAGCCTCAACGCCTCCTGGCGTCAACGCTTCACTGTCCGAGACGGTCGCCCCAGAGCCCACCTGAATGGTCCCAATGCCCCGTCGAAGCACATACCCGTACGAACCCGCAGGGATGGCGTGCTGGGCTACCCCGATGCAGCGAATCGCTTGCACCAAGGCCCCAGCGGACGACAACACCACCTTGTAGTCGGTCGAGGTGGTGTTGCGCATGACGACGTCACCTACCGCAAGCGCATTCGAGTCCTCATTGAGAACGTACACCCAGGTCTGTGGTCCCCTGCTTGTGGATGCAACCTCAAGCGTGGTGCCCAGATTAGCCTCGGCGTTAGTCGAAACACTTGCGGAGGTGACGGCCATCAATCAGCCTGGGAACTTGACGAACGCAAGGCCCGTCGAGGTAGCACCAATGGCAGTCCCACCGACACAGGCCACGCCAGGGTTGGTCCCGGTAGCCGCAGCATCGTCAAGCTGTCCGTCAGTCGAGTGAATGACGAGAGTATCGTACGCTGCCGCTGCTGTCGCGGTGTAGACAGTGCCCACCCCCTCGGTCAGCACAAAGCCGTAGTAGTTCGCAGGGATGGCGTAGTCCGTACCCGTCGAAGCCGGGTCCAGAGCATTGGCCTGCTGCGCGACACCTACCGCACGAATCGGCATGTCGTCCGCAGCCAACGTGCACGCACCGTACCCGCCATCAGTCGAAGTTCCCGCCCTCTGGACTGCGTAGCCCTGAAGGACGTTCACTGCTGCCTTGATGTAGGTGTACACCTGGAAGCCGTTGTCGCCGTTGGAAACGGTGAGCCGGAACCCCAGGGGAGCCTGCTGCGTAGCTGTGACAGTAGTCGGGCTAATGCCCGCTGCGGTGAATCCCATGATGGCCTCCTACGGCGTGGCGGCGCCGGTGATGACGAGGTTGGCCCGACGCTGGGTCGTGTGAATACCCATCATCAGAACGATTTCGTAGCGGTAGAGGTCCTGGTCCGGGATACGGAACGGACCGCGAACGGCGAAGTCACCCTTCGTCTCCTTGGACGCGTCGTGGCCCAAGGTGAAGGAGTACCACGCAGGGGTCTTGAACCCGTAGATGACACCGTCAGCACCGGCAGTGGTGCTGTCCGTGCCCGTGCCGCCCGCCGTGTACAGCGTATCGGTGATGTCGATGGCGTCGTCGAGGTAGAAGTCCGCGTTGAGGAACTTCACGCCCTGACGAACCTGACCGGGGGACTTGTCGCCCTCGACCTTGGTGACGCGCACCTGATCGTCCAGGTCCTCGATGTAGTTGAGGTAGGACTGCTCGTCGCCGATCATCAGGTCGACATCGCCGAGCGTCTTGCCCTCACGGGAAGCGGCGAAGTACGCCTTGCGCATCTGCGCACGACCATCGACGGCGAAGGACGTGATGTCCTCGTACTGGTTGAACCAGCCCTCGATAGCATCAGCCGCAGCGTTCTGGCTCGCCAGGTTGTGCACAACGGCCTGCTGGGCAGTCGTAGCACGGAGCGAGAAGAGGCCGTTGCGGGCCGCGCCGTCGGGGGAGAACGTCGTGTTGCCGTTGAAGGTGACGAACGAGCCGACACCATCGCCGTCACCCGTTCCCAGCTGACGCGCAATGCGCTCGTGGAAGTCGGCCAGGGCCAACTCCGGGTAGTGCTGAAGGATGCGGGCGAGGTCCATCTCGCCGTTGGCCTCAGCCAGGTCCTTGCCAGGCACGTCGAACGCGTAGATCAGTCGCGGAGCGACGACCTGGCCACGGTGGGCCTTCTGCGAACGTCCACCGGCGATGATCTCGGAACCGGTGTTGACGTGCGTGACGGTACCAGGACCGCCAGTGACGACCGCGAACTCACGGCGCGGACCCTTCAGGGTCGCACGGTCCATGTTTCCGCCATCGAGTACCTTGTCGAGCAGCGGGTGCCACTTGACGAACAGCTCGGAGTACGCCGGCATCAACTCATCGAGAGCAGTCGCCAGAACGTCAGGAGAGATAGGCATTACCGCCCCCTCTTAGGTGGGTTGAGTGCGAAGCGTGCAGCTTGCGAACGAAGATCCTTGAACGAGGTGGCTTCCACCTTATCAGGTAGGGCCATCTGTTCGCTCGACCGCGCTTGGGAAGTAGCCCCAGACGTGAGCGAGGCCCCTGGTCGCGGGGCTGAAGGGCTCTCCGCCCCTCCTGATAGGCGCAACGCGTATTCGTCAGGAACACCGTCCGCCTTGGCCTGCCGTGCTGCATTCAGCGCGGCAGCAGGGAGACGCGCCGCCGTAGCCGCCGTCTCCATCTCCCAGCCCTCGTCGAGAAGCGCGACGAACGTAGCAGCCAGGTTGTCGTCCTCGAACAGGTCGGCGTTCTCGGACTTGAACCACTTGGCGTACTGCTCGGCCTCGCGCTCAATCGTGGCCTCGACATTGGACTGGTAGTCCTTGTACGTCTTCTCCAACTCGCCGTACTTGGACTCCCACTCGGTCGTCGCCGTACCTTGCGCCTCTTCAAGCTCTTTGATCTTGGCGGCGTACTCGGCGACGCGTGGGTCTTCCTTGCCCTCTAGGAGCGAGTTGTACAGCTCCTTCAGGGACTTGGCATCGTCCACCATCGAAGCGGCCTTGTCGTCGGCCCACTTCTGGTAGTACGTCTGCATCGGCGTGGCCCAGCCCCGGACTTGCTCCGGGAGGTTGTCGACCTCACCCTTCCAGTCGTCCCATCCGAACTCGTCTGCGGATGGAAAAGCAGCAGGCTGCTCCGATGTCTCTTCACGAACTTCGGATTCAGATGCACTACCCTCGACAGGAGCAGCTGCTGCTTCCGGCGCTGCCTCGACAGGCGCCTCGGTTTCCTCGGACTCCATCAAGCCTCCTTTCCGTCAGCATTACGAGCAGCCGTAATGCGGAACACTGCGAGCTGGGCTCGGGGAGACTTGCCTTTCTCGAAGACAGACTTGGGCTTGCCGTCGTACTCTTCGCCCTCGTCGTCCTCGTCGTCCTCGTCTTCGTCGTAGTCCGTCTTCATGACCAAGTCGTACCCGTGCTCGTCCAGAAGTTCCCGCAGGTCTGCTTCGGAGGCAGGCGGGTCTTCCTTCAGGTCACGCAGTAGTTCGTTCATCATTGGCATAGACGGCTCTCTAGGACGTGTGTACTAGACGAAAACTTTGTTGTCAATCTCTCCCCGTTGCTTTGCCTTCTCTACCCGACGCTTCTCGTGCTGCTGAGCCAGGTCACGGTAGCCGCGTCGCTTGGCAGTCTTCTCTGCCTTCTCTCGGGCCGTATCTACGTGCTTTCGCCACGACGTAGAGTCAGCACTCATCATATCCCAGCCTGGGTTCTGCTTCTTGTACTCGCGAAGCTCGGACGCAGACTCAAACGTGCGTCCAATCTGGCCCACCTTGAGGGGCTTGGACGGCATCGGTCCCACCGTCATCACCGCCCCAATCCGGATGGTGATGGAACTGTGGCACTCGGGACAGACTGCGTTGTCGACCTTGGCCAGCGGGATGAACATGTCGGTGAAGTAGCCGCAGCCACCGTTGCATCGGAAGTCGTACAGAGGCATCAGACAAGTCCGTAGTCGCGAAGAGCCATCAGAGCCGTCTCCAAGTCGAGCGGCTGGAGCGGTACTGCCTGCTGGCGACGGCGAAGCGGGTTGTAGCCCGACGCTGCCTTGCGGCGGTTCATGTAGCGCGGCATCAGTTCGAGGTTGGCCAGGTTGTTCGAGCCCCCGTTGGACAGAGCCTGCTTGTGGTCGACCTCGATGCCCGTCGGCAGTTCCATGCCCAGAGCTTTCTCCGCGTTCTTCCGTGCCTGGTTCCGCGCAGAGCGCAGAGCAATCTGCTCGGGCTTCCCGTGGAAGTCGGCGTACTCCTTCTTGTAGTTACGCGGCTTCCCGTTCTTCAGAGCTGGGGCCTTCTTTGCACGCCTCATTTCTTACTCCCTGGGAAGCCGGGACCACCCAGAGGCGTCGCTGGCTTCGGTAGTTCGATACCGGGAGGAAGCCCCCCGGTTGCGATGTTGTCCTCGCCCATGCGGGCTCCTACCGTTTCCTCCTCGGGAGGAGCGGGTGGGAGCGGACCAGCCGGTGCCTGTCCCTCTTCCGGGGGCGGTGCCTGCTGCTGACCCGGGGGGGCTAGAATGTCGCGCATCCCGAGCAGGTCAAGCAGCTTGTTGATGAGCTTGGTCTTGTCCACCGCAGGGCTTTCGAGAAGCAGCGGCATGTACTGCTGGAGCTTCTGAAGCTGCACGAGTCGGTGGTTCTCGGTCGGGCTGTACGGGATGGCGATGTAGTCGAAGTCCAGAGGCTTCTCGGCTGGGTTGCGCCGAGGCCGCATGGCCAGCGTCTGTCGCGTCACCTGGAGCACTTCCTGGCTGTCCGTGAGCCGGATGGGCAGTACCGTGTTGGGCGGCAGGAACTCTTCGTAGAGCCCCACAATCTTCTGGGAGTTGTTGTCGACACAGTCTTCGATCATCTTGATGCGGCGACCGTTGCGGGTACGCGTGGCCGTGTCAGCCAGTGCCACCTCGGTAGCAACGTCAGCCACACCGACGACACCACGGCTGTACTGCGGGATGCCCAGGATGAACTCGATGCCCGTGTTGCAGCGGTCCCGCATCTCACGGAACTCGGGGCTGAAGCTCGGCACGGGCGTCTGGCCGATGATGTCGCGCAGCGGTGCGTTGGCCTTGCCCTCGACGTTAATCATCGAGCCCGGTTGGTTGGCTTCCCGCAGCGCGCTCATCAAGGCTTCGGGGTTGTCGACCAGCGCGGTGTTCACCATCATCACAGGCGTCGAGGTGTGGGCGTGCCACAGTTCGAGCGTGTCAATCTCGTTGAGACGTTCCTGCGAGGAGGCAATGAGCTTGATGTCCGACAGCCCGCCGAGGTCCGTCATGTTCTCGTTGAACGTGACCAGCGAGAACGGGTTGCGGACGTAGCGGTAGGGCAACTCGCCCTCGAAGAGCGGGTCTTCGATGTCTTCGAGGACGTGGTAATACTTGTCCGACTCAAAGTCGTAGACCTCGTAGACAGTCACCCACTTGTAGACCTCAAGGCTAGCCTCGTTCACCATCGCGCGGTCGCGGACGTAGTCCTTGAGCCACGTCGGGTAGCCCCCGTAGTACGCCTTCTTCGCAACTGCCGGGTCGTACTGCGACGGACGCCCATCGCTCCGAGGCTCCGAGCGTGCCTTGAACTCCTCTCTGGTGAGAACAGTCGTCTCCACCAGGTACCGGATGTCGTCAAACCTCTTCGCCGACATGTCGAAGAAGATGGCACGCGGGTCCACGTCGAAGATTTGCACGGACTCCCGCTTGAAGTCCCACACCGCCTTGGTGAAGCCCCGACCGCAGATGGACGCGTTGGTCGCCGTCTTCCACAGCGTAGCGTGCATGTTGTTCCGCTGAAAGCAATCATTGATGAGCGCTTCGCGGAACTGTGCGGCAGGCTGCAGGGGCTTCTGCCTAGCCATGACGGTGACCTGCGGGTTCTGCGGACAGACATTCGCGATCATCGTGTCGATGTAGGCATACGGGTAGTTGGTCTGGAAGTTAATGTCCTCCTCTTCCAGAATCTCCGTCGAGCCTGACGGGCGGTCGGTGTCTGCGCCCCAGTACTCGGCGACGTACCACGACCGCCAGCGGTCCCAGTCGCGGCGCTCAATGCGAGACTTGGCGCGGTGGGTCTTAATGATGCCCTGGATTTGCTTCTGGGTCAGTCCCACAGCTACCGCCTACGTCGTGGATAACGTGCTCGCACACGCCGCTTGTTCGACTTGTTACCAGCTTTCCGATATTCCTGCAACTGCTCGTACGTCATGTCACGGAACAGCACGACATTGTCCAGTTCTGCTGGTTTCTGGTCCTGCCTGTATCTGCGCGGCGCAGCCCTTGCGACCACACAAGCCAGCTGTAGAGCAGACACCTTGTCCCAGTGATGTCGGTCACGCCGCTTGCCCTTGCTCGTTGCGTTGAGCAGTTCAGAGGATGCCGACCGCTCGGTCGACTTGTCTTC